CAGGTAGCGGAGTATGCGTGGCGTGAAATCTTCCCTAACGTTGACATTGAAAGCGTAAATGCCAAGGAAGAAGAAATCAACCTAGGCAAGTTCAAGCCGTTTAAGACCCTAACGTGCCGTGCCTTGGGTGCTTCCCAGACAGGTGTTACCCGATGCGAAGGAATCCTCTATTGTGATGACCTCTGCAGCGGTATCGAGATGGCTTTATCAAAGTTGCGTTTGGATAAGCTATGGACGATGTACACCACCGACCTTAAAACCCGTAAGAAGAAGGGCAAGCGTGGGTGGACGGCGAAGGAGATTCACATCGCAACCCGGTGGTCGGTTTGGGATGTGATTGGACGCATTAAGAACATCTACCAAAACAACGATAGATGCAGATTTATCTCCGTGCCGGACATTGACGAAGACACGGGTGAGTCCAATTTTGACTACGATATGGGCGTTGGATTCGATGTGGAATACTTTGAGGACATCGAGAAGTCATTAGACCCTATTACCTATCAGTGCCTGTACAAGAATAAGCCTGTGGAGCGTGAAGGGCTCGTTCTTTCGCCGGATGTTTTACGGCGGTATGATTCCCTTCCTCTTACACCGACAGGCGAATATCAGATACCGGATGCAATCTTGGCTATCTGCGATACCAAGGACAAGGGTACTGACTACAACGCCTTGGCAGTGTACATGAGATACGGGCAGGACTACTACTTCGTTGATACTGTATTCAGAAATATTGATCCTCTTATCCTGGATGATTTGAACGCACAGTGCCTTGTCAAGAACAACGTTCAGATAGCACAGTTCGAGTCCAACAAGGAAGGCTCACGAACTGCTGATGAAGTGCAGAAGAAGGTTAAGCAGATGGGTGGTCATACAGTGATTGAGAAGAAGTATTCCACGCAGAACAAGGAAACACGAATCATTGTAAATTCGCCTTGGGTAGTGGCTCATGTACTATTCCCATACCCGGAAAGCCCAGACCACCCATTCGGATACAGGGCTAACAGTGAAATGGGTAAGTTCATGGCGCAGATGTGTTCTTACTCACAGTTCGGCAAGAACCCGAACGATGATGCAATAGATGTAACTACGATGTTGGCAATGAGGGAGAACCCGTTGTCTAGTGGAATTGGTAAAGCGGAAGCAACCGTGAACCCATTTAGGAGCAGACGATGAACAAAAAAGCATTGAAGTTAGATAAATACGGCATTTCAAACAAGCGGTATAAAGAGTTGTGTGGATTCTGTGAACAATACCCGGAATGGAAGGAAGCTATTAAGGATACCGCCTTTATCCGTGGTGTGGAGTATTCAGATATGCCACATTCACCTAATACAGGTACTTCCAACCCTACGCAGCAGATGGCGGTTCGGTTGGAAAATATTGACCGGAAGTGCCACTTGATAGAAGAGGTTGCGAAGGAAGCGGATGCAGAGTTTTGGACGCAGATTATCAAGTCGGTATGCTACGGCGTATCTGTTGAGTATATGAGTCAGTTTGACGGGTTGCATATCAGCAAGTCGGCATTCTACGACAGGAGAAGATACTTCTTCTACCTTCTTGACCAAAAGAAGGGCTAAATGTCGGAAAAAGGGGTAGTGAAAATCTGATATAGTTCTAGGTGTAAAAAGAGTGATTCGTTCTTTTTACTCCCCTCATACTTTTTATTATTTTGCGTTAGGCGTACATCATCCCCCAGATGTGCGCCTATCTTTTTGTATGATTATGAAGAATAAACAGACATTTCAAGAACTCGTACAGGGTAGGTACGGAAGAAAAATTGCATATACAGACTATGAGCAGGTAACGGAAGCGAACGTTTTACAGATTCTTGGTGATACTATTGGTACTTTTACGCTAAATAAGCCTGTCATTAAGTACCTGTGGGACTACAAGAACGGGGATCAGCCTGTTCTTTATCGTACCAAGACAGTACGTGACGCTATTATCAACAAAATCGTTGAGAATCACGCTTGGGAAATCGTTAGATTCAAGAATGCACAGACCTATGGTGAGCCTGTGCAGCTTATTTCCCTTTCTGATGATGACAGAATCAATGAAGCCGTGGATAAGCTTAACGATTACTTCCGTGCTAGTGGAAAAGAACTGAAAGATATCAATAGTGGTGAGTGGACTTCTGCCGTTGGAACTGGCTTTAAGGCTATGCAGAAGAAGGATGGGGATGTTCCTTTCCGTATTACCACTCCAACACCTATGAATACCTATATCGTGTACTGCCGGCAGACAGAAGAACCTGTTTTGGCAGTGCAGGAATTGAAGGATAATAACGGGAATATCTATTATCTCTGTTTTAGCGATACACACGAATATCGGATTCAGAACAGTGCATTATTGCCTGTTCAGCTGCCGGACGGGTCCTGGGTAAATTCCAGACTTCATGCTTACGGCGGTATCCCGATTATCGAGTATCCAAATAACCAAGACAGAATTTCCGATATTGAGTTGGTTATTTCCATGTTGGATGCTATCAATACCATGCAGTCTAACAGAATGGATGGTGTGGAGCAGTTCGTTCAGAGTTGGGTGAAGTTCATCAACTGTGAAGTGGACGAAGATTCCTTCCTCAATATGAAGATGATGGGTGCGTTAGTCGTTAAGTCCAACAATGCCGAGAATAAGGCAGATGTGGATGTTATGTCACAGGAACTTAACCAGACGGAAGCGCAGGTAGCCAAGGATGACCTTTGGGACAATGTTTTGGCTATTGAAGGAATCCCAAGCCGTGAGATTTCTTCCGGCGGTGGTGATACACAGGGTGCTGTATCCCTTCGTAATGGTTGGGACGTATCCAAGCAGGCCGCAAGAATTAAGGATGCCTACATTAAGATTGGCGATAAGCGACTTGCAATGTTGGTAGCAAATAGAATCCGAATCGTCACAGGCAATGATTTACGCCTTGGTGTGATGGATTTTGACGTACAGATTAGCCATAGCCCACTTGATAACCTTATGACCAAGGTGGAAGCCTTGAAGATGCTATTAGAAGCAGGTATTCACCCATTAGTAGCATTAAAGACAAGTGGTTTGTGGGCTGATGCAGAGAAGACGTTCATTATGTCAAAACCTTACTTGGATGCCATCTATGAAACAGTAGATGATGTGGCAGCCCAAGAGCAAAAGGCAAAGGAGCTAATGGATGACAACGGATGAATTGGATGTCCTGCAAACTGAATACCCGGAAATCAGTATTGAAGAGTGGTATGAGGTAATGGATATCTCACAGGAAGATAAGGATAAGCGCATAGACCTAGCACGAAAGCTGAATGAAGTGTTCGCATGGATGATGTCTTACGTGACTATGTGCTTACTTCTTGGTGATGAAGTAGAGCGTGACTACCTTGTTGCGTCACTTCTGATCCGTGTGGGTGATGTAGTCCCAAGACAAACGGACTACATTAGCCGTCAGATAAAGAAGTTCACAGGTGATGTGGTTGATACCACGATTGAACACTTGAACGAAGCTTACTATGTATCTCCGGAACGGCAAAGCATTATTGCCGTGAATGAAGCTAATACCCTTTGTACGGCAGATGAAATGACGGAAGCCTACGACAATGGGTACACGATGAAAACGTGGGTTACAGAGCATGATAACCACGTTAGAAAGACCCACAGGGAAGTAGAGGGTAAGACAATCCCGATAGATGACTATTTTGAGGTTGGAAACAGTAGACTTCTATTTCCGGGTGATGAATTGAATGGGGATGTAGAAGAAATCGCTAATTGCAGATGCTCGCTGAAATATTCGTAGGAAGGAAGAGAGATATGACACCAACGGCAGTAGGAACATTCCTTGTAGCTGCTTTAGGCGTATGCCTAACAGTTATGAATATCGTAGATAAAGTAATTGCGTACAAGAAGATGATTCATTCACCAGAGGAAACGCAGAATAAACGCCTAGACAGTCTGGAAGGGCGTATGGACGTGGTGGAAGATGATTTGTCGCAGTTGGTTGACCAACACAAGAAGACGGACGAAGCCGTAGTTTTGAACACCTTGGCACTGTTTGACTTGATAAATTATTTGGTAGACGGCGGTGACCCGGAGAAAATGAAGAAAACCCGTGATGAAATGCAAGCATTCGTCACAAAAAATGGCATGAGATAGATTAGGAGAACACCCATTAGGGTGTTTTTTTAATAGATTAAGCAGCTATGCGTTAAATAGTGAAATGCAGTGTGGATACGACCCACGTTAAAAAGTGTGCACAGAAAGGAAAGTAATTATGACAAGAGAAGAAGCAAAGAAGAACTTGCAGACCATCGGTGTAGCCGAACCTACTGACGAACAGGTAACCAATTATCTGAACCAGGTTAATGGCGAAACCAAGAAGGAAAAGGACAGAGCGGAACAGTACAAGAAGGATGCAGAGCAGGTTAAGGGCTTAAAGGATAAGGTAGCCGAACTTGAATCTGCGAACCTCTCCGATGCCGAGAAGAAGGAAAAGGAGATGGAAGAGTTACGCTCACACCTTGCAGAAGTCGAGAAGAAGAATGCCCGTATGGAAATTCTTAATACCTTGGCGCAGATGGGTATTACAGGTGAAGATGCAGAGAACCTCGTTCGTGAGGATAACACTACTGATTATGCTACTCTTGCCAAGATTATTTCCGCTAGAGAATCAGCTGCTGCAATCGCAAAGGAAAAGGAGATTGCCAAAGGTTCGTCCAATCCTGGCGGTGGCACAGATGATAATAACCCGGATGCTAATAAGCCGGAAGACGTTAAGAACGCCGAAGCTATTACATTCGGGGCAGTGTCCCAGAAGGAAGATGTAGTGAATTACTACAAGAAGTAAATGAAAGAGAGGTAGAAATTATGGGATTACCAATCACTAAAGAGTATGGTACAGAACTCGGTATCTTGAAGTTCTTCCCGTACAAAGGCGCAGCTTGTGTCGTTCCTGCAGCCGGCGTAACCGCTGATGCAAACGGCAAAAAGATTGTCAAGGCAGGAACACCATTCCCGGCAAACGATGCAACCGCACTTGGAGTATTACTCCATGATGTAGACGTTACCTTGGGTGACGCAGCAGGTACTTACGTTTACGAAGGTGTTATTGATCCTGTTAAGTTGACCGCTAATAGCATCACTATTAGCGCAGCTGCAAAGGCAGCTATGCCAAACGTACAGATTTACGGCGTTCCATACGCTGCAGCAGAGTAAGGAAAGGAGAATTATTATGCCATTACCATTGAAAGAAGCATTTACCGCTCGTGCATTGGGCGTAATGTGGAATAGTTACAAGAACACTTTGGGTTCTGCTCCGTTCCTTGGACGTTCCAAGTTCGGAACTGACAAGCAGGACACCTTGGATCTGAAATTCATCACCGGAAGTGATGGAATGCCTGTTTCTTTGAAGGCTTCCAACTTCGATGCACAGGCACCTTTGCGTGATGCAGGTTCTTTCGGAACTGTTGAGGTTGAGATGCCTTTCTATCGTGAATCCTACATGGTTTCCGAGAAGGAAGAGCAGGAGTACGCAAATTTCGTTGGTGGTACTAACGACAGACTTGCGAACCAGATTCTCACCCGTATCGCAAAGAAGCCTTTGAACCTTGTACAGGGCGCATTAGTCGTTCCGGAACGTCAGATTTGGTCTTTGCTTGCACCTGCTAATGGTGTACCTCGTATCAAGGTAACCATCGAAGGTGTTTCCTACTATGTAGAGTACACACCGGATGCAGGTGTTGCCTACAAGCAGAAGCACTTCAAGGATATCACAGGCACACCTGCTAATAAGTGGTCTGCTTCCGCAACCGCTACTCCGTTGAAGGACTTGGTTGACGTTAAGCAGCAGTTCGGAGAGGATACAGGATTCTCCCTGTTACGTTTCTCCATGAACACTATCACTTGGAATCAGTTGCTCAATGCAGAGGATACCAAGAAGCAGGTACTTGGAATCACTGCTTACAACGGCGGTATCCGTGCTACCGAAGCTGATGTTGTTGCTTACTTACGTGACTACGGCATCGAGATTGAGGTTTACGATAAGATGTACGTTGATGAAGCTGGTCAGACACAGTATTTCATCCCAACAGGCATCATTTCTGCACAGGCTGCAGGTGTAAGTTCCAAGGTAAACACCTGCAGCCTGTGCAGAAATGATGCCTGTTGGGATGAAATAATGTGTCTGA